GGTGGATAACAACGGCAAGAAGATTCGTCTGGTCCCACGTCAACTCGTCGTGGCTCCGGGCAACGTGTTCCAAGCCGAAGTGTTGCTCAAGTCGGTGCTCCGCGCTGGCACGACCAACAACGACATCAACCCTGTGAAGTCTATCGGCCTGTTGGACGAAGGCGCTGCAGTGTTGAGCCGTTTGACTAACCCCAATGCATGGTGGGTCCAGACCGACGCTCCTGAAGGCATGAAGCTGATGATGCGTCGCGCTCTTGAGAAGACTATGGAAGGCGATTTTGAGACTGACTCTATGCGCTACAAGGCGACAGAGCGTTACGACATCGGCTTCACCGACCCTCGCGCAATGTACGGTACTCCCGGCGTCTAAACCAAGGTGGGGGCTTCGGCCCCTACTCCATTAAGGAGAAAGACAATGGCACAAACCTACTTCGGTTCCACCCTGCGTGCAGGCTCTACCGCATTGACCGATTCTGTGGATGGCGGCTTCGTCGTCATGACACAATCGACCACTGTGACTACAGTCGCCGCAGGTACTGCAACTAGCGCATCGCTCACCCTCCCCGCATCTTCGCAGATCATCGACATTTTTGTTGACATGGTTCGCGACGAAGTGGTGGGTGGCGGTACTGCTACTACCCTGCCAATCACCGTCGGTACAGTCGCCGCAGGTACACAATACGTGTCCTCAACCGACTTGTTCGCCGGTGGCCGCGCAGCAATCACCTTCACCACCGCTCAGTTGCTGGCGATGTCCGACATTGGTACTAACACCTCCGTCGTCATCACCGCCGACCCCAACGGCACGATCAGCACGACACAGGCGATCATCCGCTTGACCGTCGTGTATGCTCAGAAAGTCTGAGGAGAGCGCATCATGGGTCAATTCAAACCAATGGTGAAGATGAACACGACTGAGCCTTCCGTCGAGCTGAAGCTGAAAACGGGCGGTTCCGCCTCGTTCAAGCGTATGCACAGCGAAGGCGCTAAAGAGGGGTTCAAGCCGGTAAAAAAGATGAACGGGGGAGTAATGGACGCTTTGTCTCGTACACCCACGCCAACTACACCGGTCGGTAATCCTTCTGCTGCTCGTGCTATGGCCTCCAAGCGTCCTCCAATGCGTGCTCCCGCAGCTCCGGCTCGCGGCATGCCCGCAGTGGGTCGCCCAGCTGCTCCAATGTCCGCTCCTACCATGGGTCGCCCCATGATGAAGAAGGGCGGCGACGTCTCGGCGGCGCTGGAGAAGCACGCCGACATGCCCGCCTCCAAGGCTCACAAGGGTCTGAAGACTGGCGGTATCGCCAAGTCCACGAAGCCCGGTGGCTACAAGACCGGTGGTGTTGTGGACGGCCAAGGCGGCTTCAAGAAGGGCGGCTCCGTGCCCGCTAGCGGTATCATCAAGACGATGACCAACAAGACGACGAAAGTGGTGGGCGCTAAGCCTGATCACAATTCTGCGCCTACTGGTGACGTCAAGATGGGTAACGCCGGTGGTTACAAAAAAGGCGGTGCAGCAAAAAAGCACTTCGCTACGGGGGGAGCTGTTAATAACAGCGGCCACGCCGTAGCAATGCCCAAGAAAGCTCCTTCCAAACCTGTGGCGATTACCGAACTTTCGGGAACGTTCAAAAAGGGCGGTCGGGTTTGCTAATAAGGCGGGGGCTTCGGCCCCCGTCCTTTTAACGGAACAATCATGAGCACACTAACGAATATATTCTCGGCGCATATTGAAGCCACTGGCGTCATATACGCTGGCGCAGCAAACCTCGCTGGCTACCAAATTCTGCCCGGTGGGACGGCTGGAGATATTGTCTTTCGCGATGGTGGCGCTTCCGGTACTGAGCGGTTGAGATTCAACATTGCAACGGCTCCATTGAACGCGTTGTCCACTCTGCTCCCTGGCAACGGCATCCGCTTCACTACTAACATCCATGTGACCTTGCCCGCAAACGCAAGGATCACGATTTTCTGCGGCTGACCATGCCCGCCAAGTCCCAGGCCCAATTTCGCTTGATGAAGGCGGTGGAGAACGACCCCAAAGTCGCCAAGCGCACTGGAATCAGCCAGAAGGTAGCCGCCGAGTACACCCAGTCCAATGTAGGCAAGAAGGCGTATTCGAAGCTGCCCGCGAAGATGGCCGAAGGCGGTTTGTACGCCAACATCAACGCCAAGCGCGAGCGTATCGCCGAAGGATCGGGCGAAAAGATGCGCAAGCCCGGGTCCGCCGGTGCACCGACCGACAAGGCTTTCGCGGAATCGGCCAAAACCGTGAAGATGGCCAAAGGCGGTCCGAGCCTCGCAATTAGCCGAGGCGAGAAGCTGCCAGTCGAGCGGGGCGCGGGGTTGACAAAGAAGGGTCGGGCGAAGTATAATCGCGAAACTGGCAGTAATCTTAAGGCCCCACAGCCGCAAGGCGGGCCGCGTCGAGACGCATTTTGTGCCAGAATGGAAGGCAATCCGGGACCATTAAAAGACGACCAAGGTCGTCCGACCCGGAAAGCCGCATCGCTTAAACGTTGGAACTGTCCGGGGTGGTAATAGATGGCATATTCAGGCACTGTTGGCACTACCGTAATCAGCGTTCAGAACCTGATTGACGATAGCGCTCGTGCTTGTGGTAAGCTCTCCGAGGAACTGACCGTAGAGCAAGTGGTCTCGGCCAAGCGCAATCTGTTTTACCTGCTGTCCTCCCTGATCAACAAGGGTATTCAGTATTGGGCGATCAACGAAACGGTGATTGGCCTCAAAGCGGACCAGTACACCTACGAACTCCCACTGGGCGCAGTCGATACCCTCAACGTGCTTTACCGCACGATGGATCGTCCGAGCGGCACCTACGCCACTTCGGCTGGTGGTACAGTGTTCAACGCGTTTGACGGGGATATCGACACGTTTTGCCAGCAGACTTCGGCAAACGGAAATATCTCGGTCAATTACGGCGCTAACAATCCGGTATATATCGGCTCGATCGGCATCCTGCCCTACGTAGCCGGTGGCGGCAGCGCTACGTGGAACATCCGCTACGAGTATTCGGTGGACGGTTTCACGTGGAACACGCTCACGAACCTCGGCACGGTCGTCGTGACCGACAACGAGTGGCTGTGGACGAACATCGATCCGGGCGCTAACGTGATCGCATACCGCGTCGTGGCCTCCGGCGGTACCGTCCTTGCGCTCCGCGAATTCTATCTGGGCAATAATAGCCGCGAGATCCAGATGAGCCGTCTGAACCGCGACGACTACACGAATTTGCCGAACAAGAACTTCACGGCGAACCAACCCTACCAGTTCTACTTCGAGCGCACAATTCCGGTCCCCAAGGTGGTGCTCTGGCCCACACCTTCGGACCCGTTTATCCAGATGACCGTCTGGTACTCGCGCCAAGTCATGGATGTGGGCGACCTTTCGGGTCAGCTCGAAATCCCGGACCGTTGGTACTTGGCTATTGGCAACATGCTGGCTCACCGGATGAGCCTGATTCTTCCCACCGTCCCGCTCGACCGGGTCACGTACTTGGAGAAGCAAGCCGACAAGACGTTCGGCGAGGCCGAGCAGGAAGAGCGCGACAAGTCCCCGATCTACTGGGCTCCGAACATTTCCGTGTACACGAGGTGACCCATGCCGGTATTCCTCGATACGCTCGGCCAACCCTCACTTGCAATCGGCGTCTGCGACCGCTGCAAGATGAAGCGGTTCTTTTCGGTGCTGATGTCCGACCCGAATTTCCCCGGCTTGCGGGTGTGCAACGAGGGGTGTCGCGATCAGTTCGACCCCTATCGACTCCCCGCTCGTAAGACCGAGCGCATCAATTTGCGATTCCCGCGTCCGGACGTGTCCGTGGCCGACACCAATCAATATCTGGTTACCGATCCGAATGGTAACTACCTGATTTCGACCGAGGGGAATACCCAGACGCCTGAGAACAACGGGAACCTTGACACTTTTAAGCCCTAATATGTCATCAGCACAAGTACAAATTACCCAACTCCCGCCAGCTGGTTCGATTACCGGGACGGAACTCGTACCGATTGTGCAAAATGGCCAAACGGTGCGAACGACTACCGGCGCAATCTCGGCGAGCCCCTCGCAGACTCAGACATTTCTGACCCAGAATCAGGAGTTGACGCTGCCGAATAGCCGGTATCTGTCCACTGGCACGGGTTTGGGCTTGACTGATGGTGGGGCCACATCGTTCTACCGGATCTCGCTCAACGGGGCCTCTGGAAGCCTGGAAGCAGCTGGTTCGGGCATAGTCGTAAAGAACAGCTCGACCACGGTCGTTGCGCGCACTCTGTCGACCTCTGGAAATGGTATCGGCGTCTCGAACGGCGATGGAACTGGTGGCAATCCGACTTTCCAGTTGACTGGCCTTGCTGCCGCGCTTGCCAACATTGGCGGCACCGGCATGCTTGCCGTGGTAGGTGGGGCCACGATTGCTGGTCGTCAGATCACTGGAACCACGAACCAAATTGCTGTGACCGATGGCAACGGCAGCGGTAACCCAACAATCAGCATTACAGACAATCCGGTGCTGCCCGGTACGGCCGCTGTCACACTTCCACAAGGTTCCAATGCGCAGCAGCCTGTGGGAGCTTTTGGTCAGCTTCGGTACAACACCGAGACTAACCGCTTTCAAGGCTATAACGGTGCATGGCAAGACTTCTCGCAGGGCGCTGGTGTTGATAGCTTCAGTGCCGGATCTACTGGTCTGATGCCATCTGTAGCCACCACTGGGCCGATTACCCTTGGCGGCACACTGAACGTTGCAAACGGTGGCACTGGCGCGAACTCGTTGACCGGGTACGTCAAGGGCAACGGCACGTCGGCCATGACGGCCAGCACAACAGTTCCAACATCGGACCTGAGTGGTACGGTAAGCAACGCACAGTTGGCAAACAGCGCCGTGACCATCAACGGCACGTCGATCTCGCTGGGCGCATCCGGAACAATCACAGCCGCAGCCCCCAACGCCCTGACCATCGACGGCGGTCTGAGCGGAACCAGCTACAACGGATCAGCTCCTGTCACCATTGCCATCACCAACACCGGAGTGACGGCAGGCTCTTACGGTGGTGCAAGCAAAACCCTGAGTGCAACAGTCAACTCAAGGGGCCAACTCACTGCGCTTTCTGAGTCGAACATTGCCATCGCCAACACTCAGGTGTCTGGCCTCGGAACGATGTCAACCCAGAACGCCAACAACGTGGCGATTACCGGTGGCGCAATCAACGGCACGCCCATTGGGGCGTCTACGGCTGCTGCGGGTACTTTTACCTCGTTGACGACCACCACGGGAACGATCAGCACCACGCCGGTCAACGCGACCGACATCGTCAACAAGACCTACGTTGACGGACTGATTGCAAGTGGAATTCACTTCCACCAGCCTGTCCGTGTTGAGTCGCCGATCAACCTGAACGCAGCGTACAACAACGGCACTTCCGGTGTGGGCGCTACGCTGACAAACGCTGGGACTCAAGCCGCGCTGGTGATTGATGGCGTGACCATGTTGGTCAATGATCGTGTGTTGATTTATCAGCAGACCAACCAGACGCAAAACGGCATCTACGTGGTCTCAAACGTGGGTTCTGGCTCGACCAACTGGGTATTGACCCGAGCATCTGACGCGAACACCTACGTCATCAACAGTGCCAACGGCTTGAGCGAAGGCTCCACTGTTTTCGTCCAAGAGGGTGCAACTGGAGCTGGTGAGACCTACACCTGCAACACCGCAGGCGTGATCACTTTTGGCACAACCAACATCACGTTTGCCCAGATCTCTTCTGCGCAGATTTACTCCGCAGGGACTGGCCTGACTCTGTCTGGCACGCAGTTCAGCATCACCAACACTGGCGTGACTGCAGCAAGCTACGGCACAGCGTCAAGCGTTCCGACCCTTGCGGTCAACGCTCAGGGTCAGGTGACCAGCGCCAGCAACACCGCGATTGCCATCAACGCCAACCAGATCACTTCCGGGGCTGTGACGAACGCGCAACTGCAAAACAGCGCCATCACTGTCAACGGGACTTCGATCTCTCTGGGTTCCTCTGCGACCGTCACTGCTGTCAACCCCAACGCCTTGACCATAGGCACAGGACTGACAGGAACGAGCTATGACGGCTCTTCTGCGGTGACCATAGCCTTGGGTGCATCCGGGGTGTCTGCAGCCACCTATGGCTCTGCCTCACAGGTTCCAGTCTTTGCTGTCAACGCGCAAGGCCAAGTGACTTCCGTCACCAACACCGCGATTGCCATCGCTGCTGGCGCTGTATCGGGCCTTGCAGCCTCCGCAACAACAGACACCACCAACGCCACCAACATCACCTCGGGGACTCTCCCCACGGGTCGTTTGAGTGGCTCCTACACCGGCATCACGGCTGTTGGGACTCTGACTGGTGGCACTTGGAACGCGACTGCAATCGGCGTTGCTTACGGCGGCACAGGTCTGACCGCGACACCTTCGAACGGCCAACTGGCAATCGGCAACGGTTCCGGCTACTCGCTGGCGACCTTGACCGCTGGCACGAACGTCTCGATCACCAACTCGGCTGGCGGCATCACGATCAACGCGACCCCTGCCGCTGGCGGTACGGTGACCAGCGTGAGTGGATCTGGCGGCACAACCGGTCTGACGCTCTCAGGTGGCCCGATCACCGTTTCCGGCACTCTGACCCTCGGCGGTACTTTGGTTCCCGCAAACGGCGGTACAGGGGCTACGACGCTCACAGGTTACGTGTACGGCAACGGCACGAGCACCATGACCGCCTCGACAACCATCCCCAACACGGCTATCACTGGTCTGGGGACAATGTCCACGCAGGCGGCTGGTTCGGTGGCTATCACTGGCGGCACAATCAACGGGACTTCTGTCGGCGCAACAACCGCCTCCACGGTTCGCGGCACAACCATCACTGCCACAACGCAGTTTGATGGCCCCGGCACAGGGTTGACTGGCACAGCCGCAGGCTTGTCGATTGGCGGGAATGCAGCAACAGCCACAACGGCTTCAAACGTCAACAACGGCACGTTGACTCTGGCAGTTTCGGGAACGGGCCTGTCCGGCTCTGCTACCTTTACGGCCAACCAGTCAGGCAACTCTACGTTCACCGTCACCTCAAACGCGACCAACGCAAACACCGCCAACGCGATTGTGGCTCGGGATGCCTCTGGTAACTTCAGTGCAGGCACGATTACAGCAACTTTGTCAGGCAACGCTTCAACAGCCACAAACGCTACATCGCTTACAAATGGAACCAACTCCATAACAAAAAATTCTTCGTATGGCTGGAATGTACGAAGTGACCAATCAAGCACCTCCATTATTATGCTTGACAGCGGAGGGGCAACTCGTGGTTGGTATTACGCAGACGGCTCCAACCTACAAGGGTTTTTGAGTAATACAGGGTCTTGGATGTGGCAGGTTAGCAATACAGGTAACTGTGTTGCAACAGGTAACGTCACGGCATTTTCGGACGAGCGCCTAAAGAAAGACTGGGCACCGTTACAAGAAGACTTCGTTGCCAAACTGGCAAAACTCAAGAGCGGTACGTATACTCGCATTGACAACGAAGAGCGTCAGGCTGGTGTCGGTGCGCAGTCCTTGCAACCACTGTTGCCCGAGGTGGTGCTTACCAGCAACGACGGCACTTTGTCCGTGGCTTACGGCAACGCCGCAATGGTCTCCGCAGTAGAGTTGGCTAAGGACAACGTGGAGCTGCGTGCCAGAATCGAAAAACTTGAGGCTATGGTCGCCAAGCTCACTGAAGGACAACCATGACAACAAGCAACTGGAGTAATTTGTAATGGCACAAACCGGCTTCACGCCCATCCAGCTATACCGCACATCCACAGCGTCTGCGATTCCCACTGCAGGCAATCTTGCTGCTGGTGAGCTTGCCATTAACCTGAGCGACGAGCGGCTGTATTTCAAGAACGCCTCGGGCGCGGTGAAACTGCTGGCTGCGAACATCACGCCTGTTGCCAACGGCGGCACGGGAACAGCAACCCCTGCTTTGGTCGCGGGATCTGGTGTCACGATTTCTGGCTCTTGGCCCAACCAAACGATTGCAGCCACCGGCACTGGCGGCACGGTAACTTCGGTGGGTGGCACAGGCACGGTCAACGGTATCACCCTGACCGGAACGGTCACATCTTCCGGAAACTTAACTTTGGGTGGAACGCTGTCTGGCGTCAGTCTGACAACTCAGGTCACTGGCACCCTTCCAACCGCCAACGGCGGTACTGGAAACACAAACGGTACTGTGGCAAAACTGGCAACAACCAACTTTTCGGTGGAAGAGTCTGGCGGTAAACTTCTATTCAAGTATGGGGCGACCACGATTGCGAGCATGGACAGTAGTGGCAACCTGATCACCCTCGCCAACGTCACTGCCTTTGATACGCCATAAGGAACCGATATGCCATTGAATACTTCCGGCCCTCTGAGTTTTGGCGGCTCCATTGTAGGCCAGTCGATCAACTTGGAGCTTGGCGTTTCTGCGACCGCCACTGCGTCCATCAACTCCACAGCGTTCCGTACCTTGGCGGGTGTGCCATCGGGGCAGATCAGCCTGAGCAATTTCTACGGTAAGTCAAATGCCTATACTACTCTTACAGAAACCTTAGGCACGACGTTTGGTGGACAGACCGGGGCAACCGTAAGAATTGATACAAACAGATTTTTGGTTGTGGTCTCAAACCCATCGGGTAAAAGCGGACTTTTTACCACCGCCGCTGTAGTTGATGTATCTGGCACAACTATGACAAAATACGGAAACACAACACTTCTGTCTTTTGAGCCTCAGAGACGGGTTGCGGGACTTGTGGCCTATTCAAATACGCATGTTCTGTATATGGACTATATTGGTGAACTGCGGCTGATAAAAATCACCGGAACAACTGTCAATGGTTTTGTTGGTGGCTCGATTGGGCCGTCGACAGCCCAATCAACATATGGAAATATGGGGGAGGCGTCCTCATCTACAACCGTTGTCGTTTCCAATAACGATTGGGTTAACGAATCTGTTGGTGCCCGTATTATTACTCGGAGTGGAGATTCAATATCCGGTGGTGTTTCTAACCGCTGGGGTGGTGTCGGATTTACTGGAAGTCCCGGGATTGGGGCAGCTTACTTTACAAGCGCATCAAACGGAATTGTTCTCTTCCGCAAGGAAATGTTCCCTTTCACTATAAGCGGGACCGAAACTACTGTGTCCCCCGGTAATGGTTATCAGACGCTCAACACCCCGAACGCCACTGCGTATGGGGGGCTTTCAAAACTGGCTAACGGCAATTATGTTGGGATTGTAAACTCCTATAACCCCAATGCCAATGCTACTTACGCTTACGTAGTTACTCAGTCGGGCACAACCATAACTAGACACACCGGCACTACGTTCAGCAATACGAGCAGCAGTTCGCAGTTTGCCCCTTCTTTTGCTCCATTTAACAGCAGCACCGCTGCCTTGGGCACAGGTACGACTGGCGCTGATTATGCTGGGTATAACATAAGCGGAACCACGGTTTCTTCAGTCAGGACCGCAGGGGGTTCGTCTAGAAATTATCTAATCACTATGGCGGGTGTTAACGAACGGCAATGGATTGGAACAACCACTTCTAATCTACAACTTATTACTCTTTCTTAAAAGGACAAAAAATGAACTTTCAATTCGAATGGGAAGTAAAAAAACTTGGCTGTTTTGTCAATAAAAATAATAACTCAAATGTTATATACAGCGTTGAGTGGGCGTACATCGGTAAGCTGGAGGCTAACGGAACCGTACACGTTCATGATTTGTTGGGGCAAACTACGTTACCACTCCCCGAGCAAGGCGCTCCATTTACAGAGTTTGAAAACGTCACCAAAGACCAAGTTTATGCTTGGGTTTGTGCTAACGGATTTGCAAAAGAAGGTCTTGAAGAATCGCTAAAAATTACTCTTGAAGAGATGGCCAACCCAAAGTTTGTAGAAAAACAAGCTCCTTGGTTGGTTGCATCCGTTTAAGGGGACGCCATGTATGAGCAGATACTAATTGCCGATAATGTGTTTGTAAAAATGATCCCGCTTCCCGGAGTTGGAAGCGTGGTTGATGGGCATGCCCATACGTTTGACCATATTACATTGCTGTCAAAAGGCAGTGTTTTGATGGAGCATGACAACGGGCAAAAAACGTATTCCGCTCCGTGTTTGATT